CGTTATTTATCTGGGAGCAACAAATGTTTCGTTATGACCTGATTCCACCGAAGGGCATTGAGGCAGTGGCAAGCGCCTGTGCAGAAGGTGCCGCCAAGTACAGTCCCTATAACTGGGAAGCCGGGATGGGTGCAGCCGACATACTGAATCATGCCATTCGCCACGTATTCAAGTTCCTGGACGGCGACAGGAGCGAAGACCATCTGGGCCATGCGGCGTGGAACTTCATGGCAGCGATTCATTCGTTGGAGTTGTGGCCGGAACTCAACGAAGGTTCATTTCGTACCGGCTATTGTGAGGCACCGACAAAATAATGATCGCCGTCGCCGTAACGGAATACGACGACGAGAACATCGTTGAGGAGTGCGAGACTGGCTGGAGGAGGTTTTGTGCAGAAGTTCTCGTTCGGACCCATTACCACGTTCGGGAGTTGTGCCGTCGCCACAGGCGTCTGGGGTACAGGCAGATGCTCCCTTCCAGCAGAAAGGAGTGGGAGATCCTGCGCCGTCAGGTAGCCGCCTACAGGTGGGCCTTTGACGGCACGGGAGGGGAGTTCACGTTTGACCAGACGTGCCGGGATTTGAGCCTCGATCCCGAGATCGTGCGGCGAAAACTCCTGTCCCTGTGTAAGCCCGAGCGGGACATAAATCTTCTGGTGAAGTGGGTGGCCCGCCAGAAGGAGAAGCCGCATGGCAACCGTAGCCGAGAAGGTAAAGATGCTGGTGGAGTGGGCACCAGCCTTGTCGCTGCTGTCCGAGATTTCCGCCGCCGACACGGCGAACGAACGGGCAGAAGGGGCGCTCAAACTCATGCGGTTTGTCGCTACCAAGACGGCCACGCCCATCGACGACGACCTTTGTGAGCGGGTGGAGGCGTGCCTCCTGAGTCCACAGGGGGAGGAGTTGTTCCGGTACATCGTGGCCCTGGTCACGGCTGTATCGCAGGCGGAGGTGGACTGATGGCGATGTACCTGCTCGCCGCTGTCGCCTTTGCTGTGGCAGCGGGGGCGTCTGCCCTGCCGTACCTGACTGCGGCCCGGTCGCCGGGAGTCTCACCGGCTGACCGGGCCGGGTGGGTGAATCGTCTGTTTGTCCTGGCCGGGCAGGCGGAGGAGGTAGGGGAGGGTGCTGTGGCCGCAGCGGCACGGGCTCTGATCGCCGCTCTGGTGGCGGAAAAGGAACTCCCGAAGAAAGCACGGTAGTTCATGGCACGGACGGTCGCAATCTGGGCGGGCCTGCTGATTGGCATTGGGGCCATGACGGTTACCGTCCTGCCCCGCAAGCCCGTTGTTGGCCCTGTCGTGCCGAAGCCCAGCGGCGTGCTGGAGGGCGTCAGTCCCGCCGACGTAGCCATCCTGCAAGGCTTCCACGCAGCGATGGCGGACATCGTGGTGCGGGACGGAGCGGCCAAGCAGCCGGTCTGCAAGACGCTGTTCGACCTGCGGGCGCGGTACAGGAACGCCCTGTCGATGGCCTTTGAGAACACGGGGATGGTGGGCCGGTACACCGGGCTTGGGCAGCGGCTCGATGAGTACCTGCTCCTGGCTGTGGGCGACAAGGACTTGCCGCTCACGCCGGAACTCCGTCAGTCGGCAGCACGGGCGTTCGCAGCGATCAAATAGGTGGGGCATGGAAGACTTCTACGCCTCGCCAGAGGACATCGCTCGGGCGTACAACGACGGGCTCATGGGCTCGTACTGCGACCCGGACGCCACCGCTCGGCTGCTGCGGTCGCTGCCCATGCCGCTATTCGGCGGGACGCTGGCTGGTAGCGGGGCAGGAAAACTGTCGCTCGCCTTCAAGGCGGTCGTCCACTGGGAGGCGGCGACGGGACGCAAGCCCTACGACGAGACGCAAACCACTGGAGATTGTGTCAGCCATGCAGTGCGTGGCGGGGCGGACGTGGCTCGGGCCAACGACCCGGACCTGCACTCGACAGAGGACTGGGTAGATCGCACGGCGACGGAGCCGCTGTACGGCGCTCGTGGTCACGGTGGACAGGGGGCGACCTGCTCCCGCATCGTGGAGTGGGCACACAAGACTGGTGGCCTGCTGCTCCGCAAGAGGTACGAGTCGCTTGGGCTCGACCTCACGGACTACACCGCATCGGTGGGCATGCGGTGGGGATCGCGGGGTGTCCCGGCGGAGGTGACCAGCGAGGCGAAGAAGCACCACATCGGGACCATCAGTCTCGTGACGACGTGGCAGCAGGCACGGGACGCCATCGCCAATGGGTACGGGCTGGTGTGCTGCTCGGACGTTGGGTTCGCCGGGATGAAGCGGAACTCGGAGGGCATGATCCGCCCGTCCGGGACATGGCACCACGCGATGCAGTGGCACGCGGCCGACGACACCCGTCCCAATGACTGCCGCTTCTGCGTGCAGAACTCGTGGGGCTGGAACGCCCACACCGGCCCGAAGGTGCATGACCAGCCGGAGGGGTCGTTCTGGATCGACCAGCAGACGGCCCAGCGGATGATCGCGCAGGGGGGAACGTATGCAGTATCGAACGTGGTGGGCTTTCCTAAGCGGACGCTCAAAGACTGGGGCGCACGGGAGATTCTCGGATGAAGATTTCCGTCGCTACTGTCGCCGTATGGCTCGCGTTTGCCCCAGACGTGCTACCTCCGCAGCCCAGTCCGCAGCCGGTGAAGTGCTGCGGCAAGTGCGGGGGAACGGGGATGGTTCCGACCGGCGACGGGATCACTCGGGTGTGGTGTGAATGCCCGGCGACTTGCTCGTGCGCCAAGAACCGGCCGAAGCCCCAGCAGTGCATAAACGGAACGTGCAGGAAGTGACCATGCAAGCCGACGAACTGTGCGAGTACGTCCGCCGCCGCCTTCCGGTCCGAGCCCGGCTGGTGGGGAAGGAACGGCTCAACGATCTGGTGCTGATCGCCGTGACGGAGTGGCCGATTGAGCCGCTGATGGCGGCGGGCAGAGGGTCGGTCGAGGAGGAGAAGATCCTGGACGCGACCACCAAGAGGGTGACCGCCACCTATGAGGCGCTGCGTGGCAGCGAGCAGACCTACGGATTCTTCTGGACGCTGATCCTGTCGGCGGCGATCTCCGCCATCGTGCAGCACGTCCTGGAGTGGTGGCTATCGAGATCGGCCAATCGCGTGAAACTGGCCGGGTGGCAGTGGGCAGCAAGAGGTGAGGCGTGAGTAGCGTGGAAGTGTACGAGACAGCCCTGCGAATGGTGGAGCGGTACGGGTTCGGCCTCGTCCTGGCGAGCCTCGTGCTGTGGTTCGTGCGGGTGGACATCGTGCTGCCGATGGTGGAGGCCCATCAGGCGTTCCTCCGGGAGATGTCCCTGACGCAGCGGGACATAGCCGAAGCCGTCCACGAACAGACGCGGCTGCTCTATGCCTTGCAGCCGAAGGTGGCTGCGGCGAACGGGGTGGACGAGGGAAGGAACTGACCGCATGCCACAGTCCCCCCGCCTTCTTCGTCCCTCCGGCACCTTCACGCCGCGCTCCATCTCTGGCCTCGCCCTCTGGCTGGACGCGGCTGACACGCAGTCGCTCTACACCACCGACGCTGGGCCGGTGACGGCGGTGTCGGCGCCTACGGAGATCAGTGGGTGCGCGCTGTGGCTTGATGCGGATGACTTGAACAGCATGACGCTCTCTGACAGCAATGTTTCAGAGTGGAGAGACAAGAGCGGGGCTGGCTCTCCCGCAGCATCGCAGGCTGTATCGGCCAGCAGGCCGCAGCGGGTTGCATCCAGCCTCAATGGACGCGCAACCATAGAGTTTGATAACACCGATTCGCTTGTTTTTGGCAGCAGCACTGCGGCGTTCAATTATCTGCATAACGCCACCGGCGCCACCATGTTTGTTGTGCTGAAGCCAGCAACGACGAGCAACCCGGACAGCATCCGGTACTTGTTCAACAACACCAACAACGCATCTGGCAATACGGGCGTCTCCATCTTCATGGATGATCGCTCCAGCCTAACGCGCAACAACAGCCTACAGTTCTACGTCACTCGCGGCGTCAGCGGACTTGGAACGTCATCTATAGGCCAAAACGACTTCTTCACTGCGGTCAACTCCTTCTGCATCATGTCCGTTGTCATGGACAACGCCAACGCGACAGCGGCTTCGCGGTTGCTGGCGAGGCAGAACGGCGTCCTGTCCGGCGCGACCAACACTGCCGCGAACGCGGCTGCTGCAACGAACGCCTCATTTGACCTAACTATCGGAAACTTCGGCGGCGGTGGTGCGCCTGCTGCGATAGCGGAGATCATCTTCTATCAGGGCGTCATCTCCACCTCCGACCGCGCCCGCGTCGAAGCCTACCTCGCTGCGAAATGGGGGATCAGCGGAGTCCACGCACAGGCAACGGCGACCAGCGATCCGGTGGGGTGTTGGCGGGACAAGAGTGGGAACAACAGGCACGCCACACAGGCGACGGCGGGGAATCGGCCGACGATCAGTGCGACGGCACTGAATGGAAAGAAGCAACTCGGCCTTATCTCGCAGCACCTTCGCGGGCCGTCAACTACATGGACGGGCAGTGCGTCGATCTACTGGGTCGGCAAGACGGGTCAGGCAGCGTTTGGCGCGTTTGTTTTCGGAGACGGAACAACTGACCAGACTGACGGCTTTCACGCTGGATGGCTGAACACGGCGGGGGTTGGTGCTTACGGAAACGGATGGCAGTCTGGCAACGCTCCTCGCGCCGAGTCGCCGTCAGCATGGAGAAACGCTGACATTGTGGCTGGCGTCACGCTCTCGTCCACCGAAGCGATTGCCCGAGTCAACGGGGCGACAACGAACACTACGGCCGCGCTGACCGGAACGCTCGCACAATCGGCGGCGGCTCAGTTCTACATCGGGCGAGAGTCATCCGGTACATGGACGAACCTCAACGGCACGCTTGCCGAACTGCTCATCTACCAGCCAGCCCTCAACGCCTCGCAGCGTCAACGCATCGAACGCTACCTCGCCGCCAAGTGGGGCATCGCGCTCGCCCCGCAGGTCTCCAACGCTGACGCCCAAGACTGGGTGAACCGCGTCTACGCCAACGGCGGCACCGTCTCGTCCACTACGGCAACGGCGGTGAATACGTTCTGCAACAACATCGACGCGGCGGGCTTGAGGGATCGGTTCTATCGGCTGAATCTGTTCTGCGGCACCGGCCTGTCTGCGTGCCTTGTACCGCTGTATCGCGGGCCGTCGTTGGGTGGGACGCAGTACGGCGGAACCACCGACACAAATAACGGGCCGTTCGTCAGTGGAGACTACGCGGAGACGGGAGCGAGCGGAGGGCTGACTGGCAACGGCACATCAAAGTATCTGGATACTGGGCTGACGTATGACGCTATGGGCGTGCCATCGACCAACCACATCGGTGTATTCAAGGGCGCTGGGACTTGGAACACCAACATAGAAATCATCGGAGCAAGAGACGCCGACGACTACTATTACATCCAGGGCCGCGCCCAAGTCGGAGGCGATCACAAGGTTCACGCATTCAGCGGGCCGGCCGCCTCCGCCGGCAGTTTTATTAACAATGCGACAGTCTCGTCAGCCACTAATTTTTTAGTGGCGTCGCGGAATAGTTCCGCATCGTTTGTCCTTTACCAAAACGCGGCCTCCGTTGCCAGCACGTCGTCGGCCGTAACGATTGCCGGCAGCAACAGGCCGTTCCTAGTGTTCATGCGCGATATAGGCACCGGGCCTAGTTTTGGAGGCTGGGCCTACCGACTGCTCGGATATTCGTTTGGACTGGGCATGAGTGCGGCGCAGGTGTCGGCCTACAATTCGGCAATGCAGGCATTGCAGACCTCCCTGGGCCGAAACGTATGACCCTCTCCGACCTCACGCTCCCGATCAGTGACGCCGACGCCAAAGAATTGGCGCTGGTCTTCACGCCGAAACTCGCCGCGAGGCTCGCGGAACTCCACGCGGAACACGGCACCACCAACTGCGTGCCGATGCCTCGCGTTCTGACCGACGGCCGCCTCATGCTCTGCGGCGACGTGCTGACAGAGGTGGGGCCGGGAGGCTTGCTACAGGGGATGTGGGAAGCGGCCGACCAGGCCGTCCTGCTGCCTGCGGTGGAGGTGATTCCTTGGAGCGAGGCGGTGGCGCTGCTGCCGGTGGAGGGGGAGTAGCGGCCTATCCACTTGGGTTGCATGCGTCAGAGTGCTTGGATGCACCTGACAGCAGAGCAGCAGCGGCTTGCCGAGCAGGCGATGGAGATCGTGCCGAAGGCGATTGTGGCCTTCCGGTGCCGGTATCCGTCGCTCCGGCGGCAGGTGGCTGCGATAGATGCCACGAGCGTTGCCTACCTTGCCATCTGCAAGGCGGCGGTCACCTATGACCCGGCACAGTCGAAGGTCACGACCTACTTCTCGATGGCGATTCGCAACGCACTGCTCAAGGAGATCGACAAGAACCGCCGGATGCGGTACGACTCGCCGGATCGGGTGCCGATGGAGTTGGCGGAGGCACTGTCGGCCAGCAAGCAGCACGGGTTTTCGACCCGCATCCAGACGGCCATCGCCCGGCTTCCCGCCAAGTCCCGCAGACTGATCCACTTGCGGTTCTTTCGTGGACTCAGCCTGCGGGAGATTGGCGAGCAGTCCGGGTGCGACCCGCGAACTATCCAGCGGCGACTGGCCGTCGCTTTGGACTGTCTGGGAACGCTTTTGCAAAGCGAGCCGCTTGGGCCTTGAGTGCCCGGCTGATGGAGTTGATGTTCCACTTGTAGCCGTTCGGCCTGCGGACGTTGTAGTACGCCAGCGTCAGCCGCTCCAGCGACCAGCCCGCCTTCCGGCAGCGGGCCATCTCCTCCACCACCGCCCGCTCCTCGTGGTCGGGCAGGTAGTAGGAGTCCTTGCCCGTGCCGCACTTCTTCCAGCCGATGGGAGCGTGCCTGCCGTGCGGCTTGCCCGCCTTCCGCTTCTCCCGCAGGCTGTCTCGGGTTCGCTGGCGGATGAACTCCACCTCCAGTTCCGCGAACGCCGTGAGGATCGTGAACACGCAGCGGCCGATGGGACTGCCGGTGTCCAGCCCGAGATCGAGGGAGTTGAACGACACCTCTTTCCGGTTGAGCAACTGCATCGTCTGGGCGGCGTCGATGACGGAGCGGAAGGCCCGGTCGAGTTTTGCCCACACGATCTTGTCGCCCGGCTGGACGAGAGCCCACACCTTGCGGCCCTCGTCCCGCTCAAACATCGGCTTGGTGCCGCTGGTGGCAGAGTCGTAGAGCCAGCCGCCGTAGGTGTAGCCCTCCGGGACGAGTGCCCGCTTGATGTACTCCTCGCACACGGAGCGCTGGGCGTCCTCCGTGATGGTCTGTCGGCCGGTGGATGCCCGGCCATACGCATAGACGATGGGCATGTACGTGCCTCCTAGAGCAAGTAGAAGAAGACGAAGACCACGATGCAGAGCCAGCCGAACGGACCCATGTAGATGGGCTCGGTCGGATCGAGGCTGGTGCGAACCATCAACGCCAGGATCGCAAGCCGGAACACCCACTCGATAGGCCCGGCATCGAGGCCGAGCATGTTGCGGAACCGTTCGCGGACGGTGCTGTGGCTGTACTTGTAGTCCAAGAAATCCATGTCAGTTTTCCTTTCAGAATGAGTCGGGTCCGGGAATGTAGAGGTCACCGAGAATCCACTCCGTGATGCCAGCGATGGCGTCCTTGCTGCACTTCCACCGCATGCCGCCGTCTCGCCAGGACTTCCCTTCCGGGACGGCAAAGAACTGGCTGTGCTTGCGGGCGTAGTCACCGTCAACGTGGTGGTGCGTCCGCCCTGTGTCGTCGTACGGGCCGACCTTGATGAGCAGCCGCTTGCCGTCCTGCCCCGCTGTGGGTGCGGTGCAGACGTGCAGGGTGGCACCCACGAAGGGGATGTGGGCACGGTATCCAGTCAGTTCGTCAAAGACCTGCACCACGCAGGGCGGGCCATCGGCCAGTGCCCGCTTCAAGCGGGTGGCAAACAGCCTGCACCTGCGGGCCAGCGTCTTGTACTTGCGGTGTTCAAACGGCTTGGCCCAGTCCTTCGGCTCCGGCAGCAGCCCGCGTGGTGCGTGCTGCCACACTCCAGGGAGTCGGGGGACATGCGTGGCAACTCCGTCGCGAACGATGTAGTGCATGCGGATGGAGTCCGCGAACACTCGTCGCTCATCGTACGGGGTGAACGCCCGCACGTAGCGTTTCCATGTCTCCCGAATCTTCTCGTGCCGGAGGCGGTTCTGCCTGCGGTAGTACGTGTCGGGGCTGACGACGGAGTATGCCGTGTCGCCATTCGCCGCACGGTAGACGTACGCCAGCGGCACGACGAGCCGGTCTGTCTCGTACGCAATCGCAATGGCGCACGGCGGACGCTGGGATGGGATCGCCTTCACGCTGCCGTACAGGGACGCGGACCGTCTGGCTCCCGTCTTGTGTGCATGCAGGATCGCCTCCAACTGTTCGTAGGTGTAGACCTGCTTGCCCAGTTTCTTCTGTCGCTGTCGCATGCTCATGCCTCCTGCGGAAGTGGCACAACGCGAGCCCACTTGGGGATGGAGTTGTGCCAGTGAGTGCCCGTCTTTCCTGTGTACGCCACAACGACACGGGCACGGGGCTTCGTGCCGTGCCATCCCGTCTCGGCGTCCGTGATGAGAACGATGGAGTCAGGCTTGTCTTCCTTCTCCACCTGCTCGATGGCTGTGGGCATGTCCGTGCCGCCGCCACCGTGCCATTCAAACAACTTGGTCGTGGCGACCATCTTGTGCGACTGCACCTGCGTGTCGGCACAGTAGACCTTGACCCGCCCCAGTTTCCGCAGTCCTTGAGCGATGACGGAGAGCGCCTTCGCCTGGATGTCCGTTCGCATCATGGAGTAGGACGTGTCCACGATCACGACGGCATGCGGCTGCACGGTGATGCGGCCGTGCAGGAGTGGGGCATCGTCTCCCGGCGGCTGCTTGCGTGACCGGCGGCGGTGTGAGTAGTCCCGTCCGCCGACCGGAGATGCCACGCTGGTGCAGACCGCTGACCGCAACTGATCGAACGGGTTGGGCGTGGGCCGCAACTTCTGCTTGAGTGCCTGCTTGATGGAGCCGGGCACCTTGCCGGGATTGCTGGACTCGTACTTGGCTATGGCCTCTTCCGCTTGGGCTGCGGCCATGTCCTCGCCGTACGCTTCCCACGAGCCGTCACTTTCGATCTCGTAGGAGCGAGGGCACCCGTCCGCACACGAGCCGCCGGTGCCCGGCGAACCGGGCGGGGGCGGTGCCGAGCCCTGCCCAGACGGAGGCGATCCCGCTCCGCTGCCAGACGGACTCTTGCTGCCATCCGCGTCAGCACCGTCTTCGTCAGCGTCTCCCCCAGCACCCGGACTGCCAGCGCCACCGTCGCTGCCCTCGCCGCCCATGTCGTCATCGCCTTGCCCGTCTCCATCGGGATCATCGCCGCCGGATGCGGACGAATCCCCCTGCTCGCCACCACCTCCGGCAGACCCATCGGAATCAGACTCCCCATCGCCGTCTCCTTGCTGTTGGTTGTTGTCGCCGCTCCGCTTCAACTTCTCCATGATGAGGCGGTAATACTCCTGCATCGACTTGTTCTCTGGGAAGTCGAGCGTGATGCCCCATGCCGGGACTTCCACTCCCAGATGCACGGCACCCTCCGGTCGCAGGTGCCGCATCATGTCGAGAGTCTGCTCGATGACCAGATCACCGGCCACGTTGCAGACGAACCGCTCCAACTCACTCGGGTTCTTGCCGAGTATCTCCTGCGACCGGGAGTGGTGGTCGAAGATCAGATGCAAAACCTCGTGGGCTACGAGGTAGGCGGTCTGATCCCGGCCGATCTTGGATACGAACGCGGCATCCCAGTACAGGTTGCCAGCCGCATCCACTGCTGCCGTGCCGATGCCCGGCGTCTCCTGCTCCCGCAGGGAGTAGATGTATGAGGCGAGGTACGGGACATACTCAAAGGTATGTACCCGTGCCTGCCCCAGTAGTTGTCGTGGGGTCATGTACCGTTCTCCGTAGGAACCTCTGGAAGATCGCACCAGTACCGCACTCGCGGCACCATTCTGGGCGGCAGCGTGCCGGGCTTGGCCGACCCGTACACGACTGACGGCCAGTCGAAGTCAAAGACCGTGCCGTCCCAGTACGCCATCTCGATGTAGCCATCGTCCTGTGCGACAAGCACACGACGCTGGCTGTCGGGCAGGCACTTCCGTTCGCCCTGCTCGACTTCATGCCACACAATTCCGATGCACATGGTTGCCTCCTGTGTGCAGTTCACGACTGAACCAACGCCATCAACTTCGCCAGCACATCCTTCGGTGGGTTCCAGCCGTCCGGTCGCACGCCACCCTTGCTGACGGGGTTCCAGAACGAACGGAACTGCATGAGGAACGACTCGATCTCCTGTTCACCGATGGTGATGAACGCCTCCGCCGCACGAGTCCACCGCTCCTTGCTGGTGTTGTCACGCAGGGACTTCACCAGACCAGTGAGGAAGCAGATGTTGGCGTCTGGCCGACGCTCGTACTTGTAGTCCTCAGCACCGGACAGGTACGCCTCCGGGTTGAGCAGGTCGAGCCGGTGCCAGTACCGGAGGAACTCGCCGCCCACCTCCGCACCGACGCAGCCAACGGCGAGCGGCCGGTAGATGGGGTCTTTCTGCTCGTACCCGCAGGCACCCGCCGCAGCGAAGCACTTGGCGAGGAACGTCCAGGTCCGCAGGTTGGGGAACGCCATCGTCTCGTCGTCCTGCGGCAACTTCTCCCGAGCGTCGGGGGCCGAGCGGAGGAACGCCTCGACCAGCGCGCCGAACTGCGGGAGGAAGTCGGTCCAGTGTTCCGGCACGATGGGGAACGCAGGTGCCGTCCACTGGCACCCGGCACGCAAGCCGGTGAACCAGTGTTCGTAGTCCACCTCCCAAGGGAAGTGAACGAACCGTGCCCGCATGGCTGGTGCGAGGGGCACCGCATTGGGGCACAGTTCCGGTGGGTTGCAGGCACCGACGATGATGGTCGATGCAGGCATCACGTAGTCACCGACCCGTCGCTCCGACAGGACGGAGAGCAAGCCACCCTGCGTGGCAGTTGGTACGTTGGTCACCTCGTCCACGAGGACGAGAGACTTGCCGTCTTTGGTCTTGTCCCACAGCGAGGTCGGCATCATGCGAACGACGCCAGCCTTGTGGTCAGGGATAGGATAGCCAGAGAAATCTTCGGGCAGGTGGGTGGCACCGAGCAGCGGGACGAACGTCCGCTCCAGTGCCGCAGCCAGCGCCTCCCACGTTGAGGACTTGCCGACGCCAGTGCCACCCGTGACCAGCACGGGGGCGACCTGACAGGCGAGGAACGCAGGGGTGTTGCCGAGTGTGGTGCGAGACATGACAGGAATGCTCCTGAGTAGGGGACCAATGGGACGGGGACGGGGCGGCACGATGCTACCCCGTCCCCCTACAAACCAGACTCCGCAGCGGGAAAACTGCGGGAAAAACGTCAGCCGCCGACGCAGATCACGAACGTCGGGGAGGCGGCAGGTGCGGCAGCGGGTTCGCTGCGGCGAGCGGTCGGCTGGGCAGAGGGCCGGGTGATCTTGGCCCTCCGCTTAACCTTCCGCTTGGCGGGGACGATCCCGCTGCGCCTGTTCCGCATGCCCTTCAACTTGGGCAGGACGAGCCCCCGCTGGGCCAGCGTCTTGAGCCGGTCGTTGAGCATGTATGGACTGATGCCAGTGAGTTCCAAGAACTCCTTGAAGTGCAGGCCGCAGGTCAGGGCGTCCTTGTACTCGCTGATGAACTTGCTGTAGTCGAGGCGAAGCGTACGCATAACACTCTCCTTAGTGGGATGGGATGGGTCAGACAGCCGCAGCCAGCAGCCGATTGACGGCGACTGCCTGCTTCACTTGGTCGATGGCCGCAGTCAGTTCGGGCAGCGGTCGTCCGAGAACCTGCTCGTACAACCGCACCTTCTCCAGAAACCTGTCGGCCCTGTTGATCCGCACGTTTATGGAGCGGTCGGCCATGCCGCCGGTCGCCTCCATCACGTCGGTCATGATCTCCGCCAGACCGGCCTGCACTTCCGAGCCGAGCCGGTCGAGGACGTGCATCACCGTGTCGGGATCTGATGCGATCTCGACTTGGTGAACGGTGAATCGCGGGCCGTCTGCGTGCGGTCCGAGCAGCAGGCTTGAGAACGTGCGGAAGTCCTCAAGCGTCTGGCCCAGCATGAACCACACGCCGCCGTCGTCCTTCAGTGGCGTGGCCTTCCAGTGGCGGAGCATCTTGACCACCACCTGACCGACCACACTGGACGGCAGGTAGTCCCGCTGCTGCACGACCGCAGGGTCGAGCGAGGCGAGAACCTGTGAGCCGCGTGGCCCGGCGGAGTCGTACTCCAGGATGCCCACGCCCCAGTTCGTGTCGATGAGGGCCGAGAACAGGAAGCGGTACTCGTTCTGCGACTGGCCCGGCACCACACGCACCACCTCAAACGAGGCGGGGTCGTCCAGTTGCCGCACCACGTTGGGTTGCCTGCGGATGCGGCCGTACAGGCTGTCGGCTACGTCCTTCATGCAGTCCCGCAGCACGGTCGTGCGAGCGGGCTGGGAAGGGACGAACTGCGCGCAGCGTACGGCATCCGCCGCGTAGTAGAGGCGGTCGCGATTGACCGTCTTGGTGTTGAGGATGGCGATGCCGCCGAGCCCCGACCCGATGGTGAGAGTTGTCGGTGTCATGGTGGATCCTTTCAGTGGGTGATGACTTGGTGCTGTGCCTTGACGAACCGTCGTTGCAGTACGGCGAACGCCGCCGACTGCTCGGGTTCATCGAACTGCTCACGGTCCTCCGCACTCTCGTGCAGGGCCGTGATGATGAGGTCGATCTCGCGTGGCGTGAGGGTCACGGTAGTATTCGGGTATGGCATACCCCGCCTCCTGTGTGAGTGTACATACATTCAGTTCTCCGTCAACGGTGCGACGGGCCGCGAGCCTGTGTTCCAGTTGTCATCCGGATGCCTGAGCATCCCGGTGTAGACGACGACCTCACGCTCGTCGCTCTCGTCGAACATGGCGTCGGGGAACACGGCGAGTACGCGATCCATCAGTTCTTGCAGCGTCATACTTCTGCTCCTTGAGGTAAGACTTCCAGTCGAACGACCACGCACGGGCACCGATAACTTGGGCATGGCCCTTGAGTGCGATGCGCCGGGCGAGGTACTGCAACCAGCCGAGCCCGGTCCACCCGAAGTGGGCGGCGATCTCCCGGTAGGAAGGCTGGTATCCATTGGCGTCAATCGAGCGGGCGATAAGGGTGAGGATCTCTCGCTCGCGTTCTGTCAGTTCAGCCATCGGCCCTCCTCGACAGCCGCTCGCAGGCGTCGTCGCTGAAGGTGTGTGCCATTACTCCCTCGCTCGCAATGCGGCACACCCACAGGTCGTAGTCGTCCGTGCCCCTGACGCACACGGCGATGTTCAGTCCGTCGTGTTCCTCGACGTACAGGCGCTCGCCGTTCGTGAGTTGCACGACATGGGCGATGCGATCCCGAAAGTTGGGAGCACGGCGGACAGAGGACGGCGGGTACTTGGCATCTGCAAAAGGCATGGTCATTCCTCCTTTGGTGTTACACATCGAACGTCGATGCTGAAGTAGTTGGGGAATCGCTTTGCGAACCGCCGCATCACGACGCGGATCGGCCCGCACGAATGGGACGTGAAGTACATAGTTCTTTCGGGCTTGCTCTCCTCCTGTTGCACGGCAATCCGATACAGTCGCTTGGCTCTTGGCTGCATTTGGGGTTCCTCTAGTCAGTCGAGTTCCGCCCACCGTGCCAGTGCCTTCATGGCGACGTAGCACATGGCGAGGAAGATTTCGATCTCCGCATGGGTCCAGTGGTGCATGGCTTGCCTCCTTGCTTGCCGTAGAAACAGACTCCGCAGCGGGAAAACTGCGGGAAAAACGTCAGCAGATGGGCGGCAGGCACACCGACCAGTCGTCGGGCTCCGTCACTGCCACTGCCACCTGCTCGTCGTCCATCAGTTCCGGGACTGGTGCAGGCTGCGTTGCCTTCCTGCGGGAGCGAGTGGCGGGCTCGCCCTTCGCTGCCTGCACTGCACCCGGTCGGGGCGGAAACGTAGGAGCGGCCTCGTCGTCCGCAGCCAGCGGCATGATGGCGAAGCGGGCAACGTGTCCGTCCTCGCCCAGCGTGGAAGCAAACACGCAGGACTGCGAGTCCTTGACGAACAGCGTGATTCCCTTGTGCTTGTAGCGGTCGTCGTTCATGGCGTGCGACAAGGCACACAACTTGCCGAGCAGGGATGCATCCAGGTTGACGGACACATACCCCTTCGGGCTGGCGTGAATCGTCATCACCTTCTCGTAGTCAGGGAAACGTCCGCTCGTGTTGAGCGTGACGCTGCCACTGACGCCGCCACGAAACTCGTCGCCGTCAAACCGCACCCCGAGCGGGTGCGAGAACGCCTTGACTGGCGGCGACGACAACTCCTTCGCGTCCGCAAGGGAGTCCAGTGCGATGCCGTCGTCGTCCTTCCAGTGGACGCTGGCAAGGATGCGGCCGTCGGTTGCCGTCATGCTGGCTGTCTTGCCGTCGCTCACGCACTTGATGCAGCCCAGTGCGTACCGTGCCTGCTCCGGGTCGCAGCACTTGGCGAGTTGCTTGATGAACGCTGGTATCTTCATGGGAACCTCGTGATGAAAGGGATGCGGGGCCGGTGACCCAGTGCCACCGGCCCCGCAGAAACCAGACTCCGCAGCGGCGAAATCAGATGGCGTCGTGCAGAGCCTCGATGCCGTAGTGGCCGAGAATGTCCTGCACTTCCGACAAGCACTTGCGACTGAACCCGTAGGTGAGCAACTCCTCCACGCGGAGGTCGGTGTAGAACGCCGTCTCGCGGTCGTCCTCCTCCTGCTCGTCGGGCAGGCGGTCGTACGCCGTGCGAGTGGCAGCGGCGGACGCGGCGTTGTCCTCGTCCACGTACTTCCACTTGCCATCCGACGCCTCGATCCACGAACGCTCGGTCTTGGGCTTCGTCGTGGTGCGAGATGTCAGGCCGAAGCCGATGCTGCGGTAGTACGATCCCTCGTGCGAGTCGTTGCTGTACCAGTGACCGTCACGCGACCAGTCACCATCGTCCTCGTTCCAGATGCAGTAGTCGCCGTCCGCCCGCAGGAACACGAACTTGCTGCCGGAGTGGGCAAGTTGCTGCGTGTACACAACCTCGTTGCGTCGGTAGAAGTCCGAGTCCCTTGCGTGCAGCGGCTTGAGCACCAACTCGTTGAAGTGCCAAGTGTCACTGCGATCCTTGTCCACGTCGCAATGGATGGAGATCACGCCGTTGTGGATCACGGCGAGCGAGTCGCTCACCATGAACGGGTGACAGTTGCCCGTGTCCTTCTTGCCGTGCGTGGCCCATCGGAAGTGGATGATGGCCTGCTTGTCGGCGTACGGCTCAAGGGCTTCGCGGAACTCCTCAAAGTTGCCGATGCCGCAGCGGGTGACGAGCGTGCCGTCAACGACGACGGCGAACCCCCACGAATCGTCGTTCACGGCGAAGCCGTTGCGGTAGGCGGACCAGTCGGGCGTGGTGGTGGCGGGCTTGTAGATGGCGAGGCACATGCAGGAATCTCCTTGTGAGTGTGAGTGAAACCAGGAATCAGGCACCGACGACGGACGACGTACGGATCATGTTGAACACGGGCGACCGCTCCTTCGGGTTGGCGATGCTCGCCGGGAGCGGACTGTTGCTGCGGTAGCCGCCGCTGATGAGCGGATGCGACAGCAGGAACTCATGCAGGAAGCGGTACGCACTGCGATTGACCGCCACAAAGTTGCGGAAGTTGACGAAGTGCAGCGGGTCGAGGGACGACTCGACCGCACCGAACCCGTGTGCTGCCTGCTCGCAGAACTTGACAGCCGCAACGGCGAACTCGTGGTTCTTGAGGATCGCTCGGCCGTACAGGTTGCTCTTGAACAGGCGGAACTCGACGGTGGTGTTCGTCACGTTCAGCACTTCGTAGCGGTCGCTGTTCTCCGTCTGGGTCAGTTGCTTGGTGCGGAACTTGTTGAATCCCGCAGGGCGACAGGCGATGGCTTCCAGGAACGCACGGTTGGGCTCGGCGTTCATGAACACCAGCAACTTGCCCAGCGTGAGCGGGCCGATGGCCGCTTTGGACAGGTGGATGTGGTGACCAACGTCCTCGCCCATGTCCCACGCCGAGCAGCGTCCGTTGCCGAGCGTCTTGAACGCCCCGAAGATGCCGTAGACCTGCTCGGTCGTGAGCGGGACCGTGACCAACTCAAAGCCGCCGCTGCCGTACTCGTCGAGCGAGCCGTCGCGTTTGGCGATGGCGCACTTGCGGTTGCGGGTGAGCGGATTGAGTTTCCGATACAGGTCGTTGACTTGGGCGAGCGTGTGTTCCACGTCGCTGAAGTCCTCGTCGTCGGAGTACATCTCGATCTCGTGACCGGCGTACATGTACGCGGGGCCACGAGCCGGGTCAGCCTCCCAGCCATGCACGCGGTGAGCCCGCGTGCCGTAGTCGTCGAGGCTGTTGTCGAAGTCCGTGTGGTGGCAGTCGCAGTCGTCGTCGTAGCACTCGCCGTTGGAGCAGCGGGTGCAGCCGTTGGAGTCCTCCCCGTCGCAGTCGTACCCGTCCGAGTCGTACCCCTCTCGGTCGTACCCGTTGCGGTCGTAGCCCGCGTAGCAGTATCCCTCCGAGTCCAGCCGCTCCCCGTCGCGTGTGAGTCGGGTGGTGGGGCTGAACTCCGTCTCGGTGGTTTGGTGGATGCCCTCACTGTCGAACCCGTTGGGGTCGTACAGCGTGCCCGTCTCGTTGTGGATGCCGGTGGACTCATTGAACCCGTACGCGTCGTGCAGGACTTCGTTCTCGTCGCTCATGTCTCGCTCCTCAGCGAAGGTGAAAAAGAAAGGGCCGCCCCACGACGGGACGGCCCATGCCGAAAACCAGACTCCGCAGCGGCGGATCACCGCTGCTTTTGCTTGCGGCGAGTGGCTCGCTTGGCGTGCTTGCGTGCCACTCGCAGTCGCTCCTCCTCCTTGACGCGTTCAGCCTTGACCAGTGACCACCACTGGTCGTTCCAGCGGTTGCCCATCAGTCCTCCTGCCAGGAGGGGAACGCGATGGGGCCGGGATAGCCGCCACCTACGCAGTCCCGAAGGAAACTGGCGTAGCGTTCCAGTTCATGCGAGAGGCGCATGGCCTGCTCCTGCCAGGGGATACCCTCGCCAACGTCCTCGCCGCACAGGATGCGATGGCTGGCAAGGATGGAATCGCGGTACGAAACCGCCACCTTGTAGGCGTCGGCCATGTTCAGCCCTCCTTCTTCACGAGGTCGGCCACTTCACGACGCTCACGCGGGGTGAGCGTGCGGAGGTCGGCCAGCAGGTGACGCTGCGACTTCGCACCCACTTCGCTTGCCACACGGGCGAGCGAGACGAAGTGCATGAGGCGGGGGTTGGTGGTGGTGACATGCGTGCGCATGGGAACTCTCCTGTGAAATGCGACGGGGCCAGCCGCCACCGTGACGACTGGCCCCGTTCGCAGTGTGAAAATCAGACTCCGCAGCGGCGATTTACCGGGTCAGCGGGTTGACATCGGCCTCCTCCGCAGGCAGGCCGTCGCGGAACGCCCGCACCACGTCGTTGCTGTGCTCGTGGCCGGGAATCGTGGCCCGTGCCATGCGGACCTGCTTCGTGTCCAGGTACGGGCCGTACACGCGACCGTCGCTCTTGAGGTTGACGAGGTAGAAGCAGCCGTCCTTGCCGGTGAACTGGGCGAGAGGGGAACGGGGCATGGTGAACTCCTTGTGAAACAGGGACTAGAAACACAAACGCCCACCGCGAAGTTGCGATGGGCGTAGGTGAGGGGGCGGGCTACGAACCCGCCCGAGCCGTCGTCGGCCCTCACTGGTCAGACTCCGCAGCGGCGGAATCAGCGAATCTGGGCGGCAACCTTGCGGATCTCGTCGCTCCGGATCACGTTGTTGATCGCCGCGAACAACTCCGCCTTGCGGGCGTTGTCACCGGCCGGGAGCCACGCCGTGAGCGGTCCGATCTGCACGATCTGGCCCTTCACGCCCTTCTTCGTGACGTGATCCTTGACGCTCCACGCGGGGCGTGCCTTCTTCACCTTCGCGGGCTTCTCCACCGGCACGACCGCTGCGGCAGCGGGCTTGGCCTTCTTCGCCTTCGCGGGCTTGCCAGTGGCCTTCTGCGACTCCCGCCACTTGCGGAGAGCCTCCGGGTTGCCCTTCCGCTTCTTCACGGGGGCGGGCACGGCCATCGTCTGCAACTCCGCGACAGCGGCGGCGTGGGCAGCGGAGTCGGTCGTGGACAGGAACTTCAAGAACTGGGCAATCATGGGATTCTCCTCATGGAAAGGAACACACCGAACCAGTGACGAACGGCAACGTGCCGCCGCCACAATTCAGACTCCGCAGCGGCGATTCACGCCACCATCAGCACCGGGAACCGGGACTCGATCACGACCTCACCGGCAGGGTCGTACAACACGAACAGCCGCACGCCGTCCGCGTTGTCGTTGATGTACCAGCGGGCCTTCCGCTCGCAGGGAAAGACGTAGGCACGACGCTCGCCGCTGGCGTTGATGGACACGACGCAGAACATGGGACGCTCCGGGTGAGGGGGACGGGACGGAGGCCGAACGTCGGCCAGCCGAAAGACAGACGCCGCAACGGCGGAATCAGCCGAAAGCGACTTGATCGGCTTCGTGGGTCGAGCCGTCCGGGCGGCGGATCGTGTGGCCGAACTCCCCGCTACGGCACAACTCACGAGCAGCAGCCGCCGCGCTGTCGTAGTCGGGGAACGATTCCCGGCTGACTTCGACACGACGCTCCACCCAAGTACCGTCGAACATGCGGTAGCCGGGAATCGTCCAGTTGTGTTCCAGAACCCACATGCTGCACCTTCCTCTCGTGCCGGTCACGACGGTCACTCGCCGTCGTCGATCCGACACAAGGCAGACTCCGCAGCGAACGGACCGCGATGATTGAGCGTTTCGGCAGGCCGGTTCACGGCCGCCCTCGACAGCGTGAAGCGGAAGCCTTTGGAAATGCTGGGGTTGGGGCGGCGTATAGATGGCACGCCCCCGAGCCCCCCCCAGCCGCGTCACGTATCAGTTACGTTCCCCTCCTGGATTTTTTCCCAAAATAGATCGACCCCTGCCCGCTGGGGGGTTGCTATACGCCCGTCCAGGCTTATGCTGTCCACCTGTCCAGCATCCCAATGAGAGAGAGGAACCGATGATCGAAGCGACCGTGACTGGCAATGTGGGCAAGGTGAACGAACTCAGGATCACCAAGAGCGGGAAGGCGATGCTGACCTTCTCGGTGGCCTCGACGGAGAAGAAGGACGGGCCGACGACGTGGGTGGAGGTGGTCTGCTTTGACGAGCAGGCGGAGACATGCTCTCAGACGCTCCAGAAGGGCCAGAGAGTCGTTGTCTCCGGCCGGGCTGGTCTGGAGACGTACGAGAAGAAGGACGGCTCACAGGGCTTCTCGTTGCGTCTAATGGCGAACGAGGTGGGTGTCAGCCTGCGGTGGCCCAAGCGGGAGCCTGCTGGCGTGGGTGCGGATGACGAGATTCCCTTCGCATGAGCGTCGAGGAACTCGACCGTATCGCCGCCGCGTTGCCGGAGTGGGAAAGGATGCCCCCTCCGGCTTCCGGCGTTGAGGCGGACCGGCTGGCCCTTGTGGCCCGAGTGGAGGCGGAATCGGCGGCGGTCTACCGGCAGCACGAGTCCCGCATGGCGAACCTGCGGAGCATGGAGCGGACGGTGTGGATCCTGGTCATAGCCTTGCTGGCCGGGACGGTGGCGGCGGTGGTGGCGGAGGTGTTCTCCGGCCCGCCTGCGAACCCCGAGTTCTTGAGGGAGAAGCCATGACCCTTCCCTGCGAGCGAACGCTGGCGGTCCTGCGCGCCCGCAACTTCCTGGTGCGGCTCTCCAACGTCTATGAGGAGGGCGGCATCAAGGGGATCCGCACGGAGGTTCGCCAAGAGGCTAGGGCTGTTCTGCGACATTTCCCGCACTGGTTTGATATGGGGCGTGCTGACTGCTTTGACGAGCAGGCCGCAATGCTGTGGGCCAACGAGGAGGACAAGCCATGACCGACCGCGACCACTTCGCCGCTGCGGCCCTGACTGGATACAACGCAAACCCAGCGTGGGACGATACGGATTCGTCAATTGTTGCAGAACGGGCGTACGCAGACGCCGACGCCATGCTCCGCGAGCGGGAGCGAACCGAACAGTCTCCATCCGGCTCTGGCTCCGGCGGAACGTCGGGGAGCGCACCAGAGCGGCAGTCACCGGCCAGCGAGCGTGGTGGAGGCGTGCCCCTAGACGTTACGCGGCCCGACAACGGCGAGGCGGCGGGTGGGCGGGGGCAAAATACACAGGATCCGGTGGCGTGGGCGGCGGTCGCCAAGAACGGTCAGCCGATGTGGCTGGCATACAGCCGCCAAGACGCTGAGGGTGCGGTTGTCGGCATGGCGGAAGTCATCCCGCTCTACCGCACCCCGCAGACTTGCCCATACGTTGTTGGCCGAACCACGCAGCACTGTTCGCTGACGCCGTTCACGCTCACCGACGATGAGCGTGAGGCGATTGCCTACTATGTCGGAACTGGAGGGCCGGATATGGTGGACGCCACGCTCCGCTCGCTACTGGAGCGGACGAAATGAGCGACCAGATCATTCGGGATGATCAGGACTCGGCAGCGACCCATGGCCTGGAGGGGCCGATGTGCTACGGATACACGCGCGACGGCGTGTGGCTGGACACCTACTACGGCTGGGTGATTCCTGGTGAAGCCTCCGTCGCTGATGCAGGCGAGGCGGGGCCGACCATTGAGCGAGAACGCCAGCGATCAGCGGCCCGCGAGGAATGACCATGAACAAACCAACCGACGCTCTCGCGGGTCCGCTGCATCGCGTGGTTCGCCACGCCGTGCTGCTGTGTGGGCTGTCCGGGTGCTGCGGTCAGCCACATCCGCAGCCCATAACGCGAGCGGAGTGCTGGGACTTGCATTGCGCGTGCCTCGTCCTTGAGGGAAAGGGCGACGGCATCAGCGACGACGCGAGGAAACAAACGGCAGAGCGTGTGACAGCGATGATGAAGCGGCTGCGGCCTCGCGGCGGCTATGTCAGCGATTGAGCAGGCGAACGCCAGCGATCAGCGGCGCAGTCCGCTGCATCGCGTGGTTCTGGGGCGCAGGAAAAGGAGTTGACAATGCAGACAGCAAGACGATGGGCCTCCGCGAAAAACAAGCGGCTACCGCCACTGATGAAGTCGGTGCTGGTCCGGCTCAAGTCGGGATGGGGAGAAGGTGGCGAGCGAGTGACCATAGGGTGGCGAGTTGAGCGAAACAGATGGATCGCGTTGACGGCAATCGGGTCGCAGGTAACGCAGGTCACTCACTGGATGCCGCTCCCGCCCCCGCCGAGCGACTGCACAGAAACTGTCGAAAAGTGACACAAACCACCCACCCCGACGTTCGCCCCTGGTTCCACGAGGACGCGGAGCCCGGCCCGTACACCGAAGACCCGGAGGACGGTTACCCGTACGACGAATGAGCGGATGGCTGATAGCACTGACGGGGCTGATCTACGCCTACGTCTCCGCCGAGCAGTTCTGGCGTGGCAATCCCGGCATGGGGGTCGCCTACTTGGGGTACGCATTCTCCAATGTGGGCCTGTACCTGCTGGCGAAGTAGACGGCCATAAATCCCGTGAGGGATTTCTATGGCAACACCCGCTGCACTTGCTGCTGCCCGGCTCGGGCGAGCGAAACGGGTTGCAGAATTGGCGGGGGCAGTGCGCGACGCAGGCCCGGCGGACGACTTGGCGCCAGTGTGGCGCTCGCTTGAGGAAAACTACAAATCCAGGCCGACTGTTCGGCTATCTGACGATATGTCAATTCCAGGCCACGCACGACCGGAGCCGGTCAGTCTTCGCCGTGCCGTGTCGCGTTGGTACGAGAACGTGCCGGGAGGTTTCGACGCCGCAGTCCAGCGCTCGCAAGAGGCGTTGCGCACTCACGGAACCGTGTACCCAAAGAACGGCACTCAGCCGTATGGCGACTGGAAGGCTGGGGACGTTGACATCCCGTTTGCCGTGCGGATTGAGCCGCGCAGCACAAAGCACGCGCAGGGCATTTTCGGGAGCGAAGGCGTCGATCTCAATCCTCGCCTTCTTGCGGCTCGTTCTGGCCGGAATGAGGCATTGGAGCATGAGTTGACGCATGGCCTGACTCTGGGTGATCGCGTCCAGAGCCAGACGTACTACAACGACCGCGAGCCTGATCTCCGGTTTGACGCGACTCGTGAAGGGAGTGCGTCGGAGGACGCGAGGCCAGACCTGTTTGCAAGGATTCTGCTTGCCGAAACCCCCGCGCAGGAGAAGTCTGCCGAGCATGCCGTGCGGCTGCTGCAAGACACTGAGAAGTACGTGATGCAGCGCGCAGAACTTGACCCGCGCGTGGCTGGCGTGCGTCGGCGGTACGCATACCACACTGGCCGTGACGTGGATTCTACGGCTGAAGCCGAGCGTGCGTGGGACTGGTACAAGGCCAACAGGCAGCGGTTTGAGGATGCGTCTGAGGCGGGCGACAACTTGGTGATGTGGCCTTCGGAGTTCGACATCTACGACGCACTGCCTCCAGCGTCCAAGCAAATCATGTTCAAGAGGATGACCCAGATTCCGGCTGTCCTCGCTCCGCTCGCCATCGGAGCCGGTGCATCCCAGCAGCAGCAGGGCGTCCTTTCTGGCTTGAAGGAGACACGGTGATATGGCTGGACTGAACGAGGCAGGCATCGACGAGGTATTCGCCTCACGTCCCAAGCCCAACCCTGCCGCCCAGCCGGGTGCGCTTGGAATGGAGCGGGCGGATGCCATTCGCGGGGAGATTTACCGGCGGCACCGCATCAGCCCCGACACGCCCCTTGCGGACGCGATGAAGCAGATCGAGCAGCGGTCGCAGATGCGGTCGGCTCTTGGCGTGGACGGCGGACAGCCATCGGCATGGGCGAATCCGGAGGAGCGGGCGAGGGCCAGGGAGGAGTACGCCATGCAAGGCCAGAAGCCTGCCGACGTGCAGAAGCGGTGGGACGACTCCACGCACCTGCTCGACCCTCGCACCTACCAGTACATGCAGAACTTCGGCCGCGACCTGGACTTCTTGGGAAGCGAGCAGCAGCAGGAAGAGGCCGCGTCACGGCTCAAGACGCCCCGCCGCATGCTCGATGCCAACGCGATCCGGCACTACGAAGGCAGCGATGGCGAGCGCCTGTCTGGGGTCGGCGGAATCAGCCCGTTCGCCATGCCGCGAGGCTATCAGCGGTTCGACACGGTATCGCAGGCTGCGATGGACAACATGTCCAACCCAGACGTGCCGCTTGGCAACTACATGCAGGCATCCGAGACGGTGCCGAATTACCTGCGCATGCAGGGCAGCAGCGAGTCTGACACGTCTTCCGAGTCGTGGAGGCGTGCGCAATCTGCAAGGCTGGCGAACAATCGCTACCGCCTGACCTCGCCGCACGCGATCCTGGATTTGCCGGAGGGCGCCAGCGGCAAGGACATCTCCAGGCGGATTGCGGAATTGCAGGCGGAGGTGGGCTCCGCAGGCGTGCCATTTGCGGACGAGCGATGGCAGCGCATGACTGGATGGACGCCTCCAGGGTGGCTTTCCGATGCTGGAGACTTTGCGATCAGCATGATCGACCCGACTGTTGCCATTCCTGCCGCAAGGGGCGTTGGGGCGCTGACCAATGCCGCACGGGCTGGGCTGATGGCCTCCAAGATTGCTGGCACGGGCTGGGCCGCTCCAGCCATCCGCAGTGCCGTTGGACCGACCGCTGCGAACTTTGGGTGGGACATGGCCTCCGAGCAGGCGATGGGCTCCGGCATCCAGGGGTCGCTTGGCGGAATACCAGGACGCTCTGACAGGCAGTTCTGGATGGGTGGCGGGAAGCCGGGCGTGGACTTCGCCTACAAGACCGACGAGCAGGTGGAGGAGGCTCGACGTGCAGGCGACCAACTCCATGCCCGACTCAAGGACGATGACGGAGTATCGAGAGCGGACAGCGAGGCATACAACCGGCTTGTCGCTACGGGCCTCCTCCCACAGCCCGGCAGTGACCTCCACCCGCGTCCGCAGTGGAGGATGAACTCGTCCAACAAGCAGTAGGGCTCCCATGTCCGACGAAGCATCCGTCATCGACGAATCCGTAGACTCCACGCCAGACACCTCGACTGAAAGCACCTCCAGTGCCCCCTCGACGCCGGAAACTGCACCTGCGTCGGCTGCTGCATCGGCTCCACAGCAGTCGGTCTGGGACGCCTTCAAGAATCTCGATGAGTTCCAGGGGCAGGACGACTTGGCGATTGCTCGCCGCCTCTATGCCTCTATGGAGCGGGAGAAAGCCGCAACTCAAGCCCTCCAGCAGTACCAGCAGTACGTCCCCTATGCCCAGATGTACGCCCAGAACCGAGAACCCTTTGAGCGATGGCTCTCCTCCCAGCGAGAGCAACCCGCCCCCCAGCAGCCTGTCCAGAAGACCACTGCCGCAGAGGCGGTGAAGAAGTGGTGGAGCCCGCCGGAGGTCCGCGAGTCGTACAAGCAGTACCTCGTGAAAGACGAGAACGGGCGTGAGGTCATTGCTGGTGACGCCCCGCTCGACGCCAAGCACGCCCTGTACGAGTACCAGAAGTACAAGGCCGACTTCGCCCAGAAGTTCCTCACCAATCCGGAGGAAGCGCTGGGGCCGATGATCCAGGAGATCGCCCAGCGTCAGGCCCAGCAGATCGTGGAGAGCCAGTTCCAGGAGGTGCAGCAGCACCAGTACGTCTCCGGACTTGAGAAGGAGAACTCCGACTGGCTGTACGAGGCGGACGGGAAGACGCCCACCGCCGAAGGTCTGGCGGCTCAGACGTACATCGAAGAAGCCTCTCGCATGGGCATCCAGAGTGCAGAGGCGAGGTGGGAATACGCCACGAAAATGATCGAGCGTGATTTGCTTGATCGACTGCGTGGCATGCAGTCGCAGAGCGCGCAGCGAAGTGCGTTTGAGTCTGCTTTACCGCAGCAAATCGCACCTGCTGCTGCGGCTGCGATGCCTGCTGCTGCTGCACCTGCGCCGACTGCCGATGCCGCAACTCAGGCACAGAAGGACATAGAGTTTCTTAGAAGGGAAGCGTCTCGCAATCCGAGTAGGGCTGCGGGGTCAAGCGACCCGAGAACACCGCAAGCACCTCTGACCTTTGAACAGCGTCTCGCTCGCCAACTGGCACGAGACGGCATCAACTGAAAGGTAAAGCGACATGGCGTCGAGCGTTGACTGGGCTCGTTCTATCGGAACTACGCTGACCCTGCACCTCAAGGAAGAGGAGCAGACGACCTTCCGCAAGTTCAAAGTCTTCGCTGCCCTTCAGGCGAACGGCAACGTCGCCATGAATCAGGGTGGGCGCGGCTTCGACTGGCAGGTTCGTTACCGCAACATCCCCGTGTCCACTTACACGGGCGAGTCGCCGCGAGTCTTCGCACGCCACGCGCTCTGGCAGCGAGCCAACCTCCCGTATCGGGGCTATTCGGTCACCGATCAGATCAGCAAGCGGGAGATGCTGGAGAATCGCGGTCAGGCCCAACTCATCGACGTGGCCGGGAAGATGACGAACCGGCTCACGGAGTCGATGCAGGAACATCTCGCGAAGGAGGTGTTCATCGACGGGTACGCCAGCGGCAACGAGAATCGGTGGCATGGGCTTGAGTCCATGTTCTCCGTGAACGGGACGATCAACGTCGCCACTGGTGCCCAGCGGACTGCGAACGCCGCTGACCCCTTCGGCTTCCCGAACGACGAGTACGCCGGTCTGAAGACTGGTCTGGGTCAGTACGCTGGCTCGCAGTTGGCGACCGGCTCGTGGCCCCGCGTTCCGGCCGATCCGGAGTACGACTTCTGGTCGCCCATCGTGTGTAACTACACGAGCACGGCCTTCGGTGGTGCGACGGCGACCTGGAAGGATCAGTGCATCGAGGCGATCCGCGAGTCGGTCAACCACGCCAAGCGGAACGACACTCGCGAGAACCAGATCGACATGATCCTCCTGGATCGGTCGATGTACATCCAGTTCCTCAACCGGCTGGACAGCCGCGAGCGGGCCATCGTGTCGAAGACCAACGGTCTGAAGTCCTACGGCTTCGGGGATGTGGTCGAAATCGACGGCATCGAAACCGCGTCGGACTACGCCGTGCCGCCGGGCGTGGGCTATGCCCTCTCCATCGGCAACATGGAGATGAAGGTGATGACCGGCAACCTGCTGGAAGCGGAGGGACCGTTCTACAACGAGGAACTTTCCGCGTACCGCTACGCCGTGTCGGTTCTCGCCAACATCAAGATGAAGTCGCCCCGCAACTTTGTGAAGTTCGCGGCCCTCGCCTGACCCTCAACAGCCACCAGAAGGAGAGTTCTCGCAGATGAGTACGCTGACTGCTGATCCTGGATTCGCTCGCGGCCAGACGCTTGGCGTCACCGTGACGATGTACGAGGCCGAGAACGGCGACGGCTCGACGGTTGTGGGCATCCGCAAGGTGTTCCGCGACGAAGACCCGAAGACCGGCGCTCTCAAGAGCAACCGGACGGTCGAGTGCATCGCCGTGAAGAACACGAGCGGCTCGGCTCTCCTGCCGGGTGCGGTCGCCAAGTTCAAGGACGCTGCCATCCTGTCCGAAGTGGACGGTCTGGCGACGACCTCGACGGCCCTCATGGGCGTCGTGGACGAGTACCTCCCCTCTGCTGGCGTTGCCAACAACGAGGTGTTCTGGCTCGTGGTGCGTGGCCCCTCGACGGTGACGAAGACTGCGACCAGCGTTTCGGCTGGTGCCTCCTACGGCCTGTCGGCTACGGCGGGCTCGGCGGCGGCTCAGTCCACGAACCCGCTGCTCGGCTACGCCATCGAGACGAGTGCCACGACCTCCGGTCGGATCCTGGTTCGCACGAACGCTGGCTTCTGATTCGGTTTATCTCACGTCGCGACGTTGCGGGGCCGCAGGAGGGGAGGGACACCCACCTGCGGCCCCTGCTCTTTGTATAGGGAGTATCGACAGTGCCGCTTCCCAACGACCCTAGTCCGATGAGCCAGTTCGATCAGCCTGACCGGCAGGCGATCATGGCTCAGTTGCACACGGCGGGGCTGCTGGACTTCCCGGAGTTGGAGGACTTCAAGGTCAAGCGGGAAGTCGGTGCCGGTCGCGTTCCGGCCCCGAAGGACGGCATGGCCCCGATGATCTCGTCGGTTCCGCAGGCAGACAGGTGACGCATGGGAAAGACAGAGGACAGCATCCGCAGCCTGATCCCCAATCGCCCAGTGCGTGACTCGCAGGGCGGCAAGAAGTTTGTCGTGCGGGCGAAGGTGGGCGACGAGGAGCGGATCGTTCGCTTTGGCGACTCCTCGATGGGTCACTATCGGGAAGGCGGCAGCGAGGGGGACGGTCACGGCGACGAGGGTCGTCGGGCCAACTTCAAGTCCCGCCACAACTGCAACGAGAAGAACGACAAACTCACGCCCGGCTGGTGGTCGTGTAACTGGAGTTGGTGACGCATGTCCGACAAGACCTGCACCGACTGCGGCCAGTCCTTTCCACTTTCCAGAAACCACTTCCGCGTCAAGAAGGACGGGTCGTGGGATCCCCGCTGCGTCATGTGCCGTGCGAAGGTGAATCGTGGCAAGAAGTTGAAGCAGAAGAAGCGGGACATGGCCGCAATCGAGGATGGTGCCCTCGACGCTTTCGCGAAGGCTGCTGGCAGGGGTGGCGAGAACATCCCGCACTCCAGCGAACTCCTGGAACGGCTGATGGAGTATTTCGGCGGGTCCAACGGATTCGCCGCCATGATGGTCAAGCAGTATTTCGACGCCCCTCCCGGTGGCTCGCACCGCACCAAGTTGCTGGAGGGCATCGTCCGCCTTGTCACGAAGAACACCGAACTGGGCGGGGCGAAGAAGCCGCTGACTCAGTGGTCTGACGAGGAGTTGGAGTCCGAGTTGGATCAGCGTCTCAGCCGCATTGCCATGAGTATTGGTGGAGGGTTCCTCAATGTCGAAGTCACGCCGCAAACCCCCTCAGATTTCGCCGCTGCCGTCCGTCAAGCGATTGGGGTCGTTCCAGCAGAGCGAACTCAAGGAGATGCAGGCGGAGTTGGCGAGCCGCCGAATCGAGGCATTGCGGCTCTACCAGCCGACGCCCAAGCAGGAGGAAGTCCACCAGTCCCGGTCGAGTGAGATGCTCGTGCTGGGCGGCAACCGCTCCGGCAAGTCGCTCTGCACGTTCGTGGAAGATGCTCGTGCCGTCTGCGGTAAAGACCCGCACGGGAAGTATCCCGAGAAGGACGGCATCCTCGCCATCGTCGGCAAGGACTGGAAGCACATCGGCCTTGTGGTCTACCCCATGCTGTTCATGGCTGGGGCGTTCAAGATCATCAAGGACGAGAAGACCGGCGAGTGGCGGGCCTACAACCCGGCGACCGACGCTGCCCGTGAGCGTGAGGCCAAGCCTGCCCCGCCGCTGATTCCGCCTCGCATGGTGGCGAAGAAGTCGTGGATTCTGAAGTCCGCCCGCTACATCCAGTCCTGCACGCTGACCAACGGCTGGCAAATCTACTTCTTCTCGTCGGAAGGAGAGCCGCCGCAGGGCTGGCAGGCAAACAGGGTCCACATCGACGAAGACGTAAACAACGGCGATGCGTGGGTTCCGGAAATGCAGGCCCGCCTCTCTGACCGTCGCGGTGTATTTGCGTGGTCGGCTATGCCGCACAGCAAGAACGACTCGCTCCAGTCGCTTGCGGAGCGGGCCGACAAGTTGGCGGAGGAGGGCGTCGAGAATCCGACCATCGTCAAGTTCCAACTCAGATTTTTGGATAATCCCCATATCCCGGACGACGAGAAGCGGAAGCGTATCGAAGGCTGGGCGGCACTGGGCGACGACGTGCTGCGGATGCGCAGTGAGGGCGAGTTCATCAGCGACTCGATCCTCTGCTACCCGACGTTCGCCATGCACGTTCACGGCCACGACCGGACGGAACTGGAGAACCTGACCGTCCCGAACGATTGGTGCCGGTACGCCGCCATCGACCCTGGTCACGCCGTCACGTCGGTGCTGTTCGCGGCCGTGCCGCCCGACGAGTCGATGATGCTGATCTACGACCAACTCTACATCCGCAACTGCAACGCCATCATCTTTGGCGAGAAGATGCGGGAGAAGTGTCAGGGCCAGAACTTCTACGCCTTCATCATCGACATGCACGGCGGTCGGCTCCGCGAGATCGGTTCCGGACGCCTGCCGGTGGAACTGTACACCGAGCAACTCAAGGCGCAGGGGGTTGCCAGCGAGACGACGGGGCACAGTTTCCTGGCGGGGTGCGACGACGTGCAGGCCCGCATGTCGGCCGTCCGGAACTACCTCCACATCCGCCCTGACGGCAAGCCCATGCTGCGGGTGCTGCGGAGCGCCGTCCCCGACCTGGAGCGGGAACTCAAGCGGTACAAGCACAAAACCCAGTTGGTGGGCGGAACCTACGTCGTGACGGACCAGCCGAACACTCGGGGGGAAGTCCATGCCTGCCAGTGTTTGGAGTACCTCTGTGCCTATCGACCTCGATGGCACAAGCCTAAAGTCGATGTCGGTCCCGATCCCTGGTACGTCGATTGGATGCGGAAACGCAAGAAGCGTCTCTCATCCGAGTCCGACGAGTTCATCTTCTTAGGCCCACAGTCAGGAGCGAAGTATGGAAGCCGAATCCTTTAGCCCGCCGCAGGTCCGGGTTGGCGACAGCGTGTACTGGTATCACGACCCGCTCAACTGCAACGAGCCGACGCTCGGGTGGATCGTGGAGCGACCGGGTGTCATGACGGTCAGCGTCCTCACCTTCTCCCCGAACACGGGGTTCCTGGAGCGTCCGTCCGTGCGGCACAAGGACGATCCCGGCTTGCAGGAACACTCCGAGTGGCGGCAGTGGGGCTGCTGGGACTTCACGCCGCAGTCTGCCCAGATGCGAAAGATGGATGGCCTCGTGGCTCAGATCGCCAGCCTGACGGAACAGGTTGCCCTTGCAAGGAAGCAAAACGGTGGAACCAAGAACGGGTGAGGACGCCCTTCGCTCTCTGGCGACTGGGTGGCTCAAGAAGATCGAACTGTCTCTCAAGCACAAGCGTCCTTTCACGGAGGACGGCCGGGAGGCCATGTCGTTCTTCGACGGGCCGCACAACTGGTTCTGGAAAGACACCTACGCCCGCCACGAGTACGGCTACAACCGGACCATCGCCCCGCCTGCGTTTCGCATGCAGGTGAATCGCGTCTTTGAGGCGGTGAAGTTGTTTGGCAGCGTCATCTACCACCGCAATCCGGTGCGGACGGTGACGCCCGCCAAGTACCCGTTCGTCTCGCCGGAGGTGGTGGGCGTCGTGGACGAGCAGTCCATGATGGCGTACCAGCAGGCGGCACAGGACACGATCCAGCGGACGGAGATCCGCAAGATCGCTGCCATGCTCATGGAGCGGTATCTGAACTACACGCCCACCGAACTCGACCTCAAGACGCACAGCCGTCGCGTCGTGGACGAGGCGATCATCAAGGGCATGGGCGTGTGGTGGACGGAGATGGTCACGCTGCCCGGCTCGGACATCGGCGTCATCGGGTCGTTTGCGGACAGCGTGGACAACTTCACGATGGACCCGGACGCCACCGAGATCGAGGACATCACATGGTGTGCCCGGCGTTGCACGCACCCGATTGACGTAGTGGCCCGCCAGTACGGCCTGGAT